ACATCACTCGACGATGTTACTTGGCCTACAAAGCCTTAATAGGAGAAAGCCGTGTCGAACATAGCTATTAAAGGTGCTACCACAGGCACTGGCACTTTTACTATTGAGTCTCCTGCGACTAACACAGACCGCACACTGACCTTGCCTGATGAGGCGGGGACGGTGTTGACGAGTGCGAGTAGTGTTGATTCAGCAAAAGTTAAGCCATCTGGCCTTAGCTATTGGCCCGCATTTCTAGCTACAACAGCATCAGATAACACATGGGATGCCTCTAACTCTGCTAATACTGTTGTCCCATTTAATAGTGTATCTACCGGCAATGGATATGATACGGGTACTGACTTTGACACCTCAAATAACAGGTATGTTGCTCCAGTGTCTGGCATTTATTGTTTTTCTTATTCTGTTTACAGCCTTCAAGGAAACACCGGCGGTGGTTTTGTGTACCGTATCAATGGGACTCCGTTAAAAGGGTATAACAACCTTAATCTACATGGATATGCTGAAGAAAATGCGGCAGGAGATACGACAATAGCCCAAACGGTAACTTTTAATTTAACTGCAAATGATTATGTGGACATTGTATGTTCTGTAAATAACACAGACATATACATTGGACATTCATATTTTAGTGGTCACTTGGTAGCGGCGGTGTAACATGAGCGAACTCTTAGTCAACACAATCAAGAAAGCTGACGGCACAGGCTCCATCACAGTTCCTGCGGACACTGGTACTGTTGTCACCAAGGATGCCTCTAACGATGTCACTCTCAATAACATCACTGCGGGTGGCATCTATCTAGGCGGTACAGGTAGTGAGAATTATCTGGATGACTATGAGGAAGGGACGTTTACACCAACTGTTTCTCAAGGGACTGTTAGTGCAGGTAACGCTAGATACATTAAAGTGGGTAAATTAGTTACTTTATGGTTTTCTATCAATCAATTTAGTAATAGAACCTCATCAGATCAAATCACTATTTCAGGACTACCCTTTACTGGAGCGGGGGGTGTAGCTCATGGGGGTGTATTTGGGCAATATTGTGATAATGATGCACAAAGCATATATATGATAGGTTCTGGAGTTTCCATACGAATCGTTAGAAATGATTCAGGCGCATTTCATTATGTTCAGTACAATGACTTGAATAGCACTGCGTCTTCTTTTTATATAGGAATGACTTACGACACTCCTTAATTTATCACCAGTGGACTCTGGTGACTGACAGTCCAAGCCAAAGGAGAAAACAATGGCACTAACCAAAGAAACTAAAGTAGACAAGATTGAAATCGTAGGTGACTACAAGCACGTTCAGGTGCGTACAGCTACGGTAGTCAAAGAGGATGGCGTCGAGTTGTCCCGCAGTTATCACCGTCACGTAGTTGCACCTACCGATGATGCATCAGGTGAAGATGCACAGGTACAGGCGATCTGTGCGGCAGTGCATACAGATGCAGTGAAGGCGGCTTATCAGGCGCACCTTGATTCACAAGAGGTTTAACAGATGGCCCACTACGCAGAAATCATGCGTCAGGTTGAGGCGGGTGAGCTAACGATTCAAGAAGCTGATACAATCTAAGGAAACAGGATGGCATCGCATATGGCAACAGAAGGCACTAAACAAGTAGTCGATGCAGTTAGTGTTTTAACAGTAGTAGGAACTATTGGTGAACTGTTGCCTCCATTGGCGGCGTTATTCACACTGGTCTGGACTGGCATCCGCATATATGAGACAGAGACTGTACAACGGGCTTTAGGAAGGAAGTCCGACTATGATATTTGAAGCCATTGCCGCCATCAAGATAGCCAATGAAGCTATTGGAGCTATCAAAGAGTTTGCAGGTAATGTCCAGTCTGTTGGACAAATGGGAAAAGACCTTACTAAACTTGCAGATGCTAAAGCAGATATTGAGAAGTCTGCCGCAGATGGTGATATGGAAGCCTTCTGGGCTTTAGAAGACATTAAACGCCATGAAGCCGAAATTAAACAACAGTTTATATATGCAGGTAGACCCGGACTATGGGATGACTACTGCAACTTTATCCACAACAGAAAGACACTCCGTGAAAACCAAGCCAAACGAGAAGCCGCTAAGAAAGCCCGTAGAAAGAAACTTATTAAAGACTGGGCTATTGGTATTGTTGCTACCATTGGCATCCTTGGTGTTGTTGGGTTTGCTGTTTACGCAGTTTATTGGCTTGTCAAGGTAAGAGGACGCTAAGATGTGGATTACATTAGGCGTATACGCTTTAGCTCTACAGCAAGGGATTTTTCAGATTGTAGAGACTAAAGAATTTAACAATCCTGAAGATTGCTTTAGAGAAGCCTTGATTGTTATGAATGATCCTGAAGACCCTCGTGGAATGCTCTGCCTACCAATCAAGAAAGAAGGTAACTAATGACAGATCTAGAGAAATACGATCTCAACGGTGACGGTGTTCTTGACGAGCAAGAGCGTAAGATCATGTTAGAAGATATGCGTAGACGTATGGAAGATGAGGATGCACAACGTGACTCAATTCGTAAGATGGCTTGGTTTGCTCTTATTGGTCTTCTATTGTATCCATTTGGTATCTTTCTTGCTGATGCCTTCGCTATGGGTACAGCCGCTCAGTTAATTGCTGACATCGCTCCAACATACTTTGCCTCCATTGCTGTACTTGTATCAGCGTTCTTTGGTGCTTCCGCTTTGAAGGGCAAGAAAGATGCTTAACCTACTCATCGGCCCTGCTGTCGATCTTGCTAAAGACTTTATCAAGGGCAAGGCTGATGAGAAGAAAGCTATCCAAGAGCGTAAGATTCAAGCAATTCAGAACGACGCTGACTGGGAAGCTAAGATGGCTGACGCTACAAGCAACTCTTGGAAGGATGAGTTCTGGTCTATCATACTTGCGCTACCTATTGCGGCAGTAGCATACTCTATTGCAATTGACGATGTATCAATCATTGAGCGTGTTAAAGCGGGATTTGAAGTATTGAATAATCTACCAGAATGGTATCAATATTTATTATTCATTGCTGTCTCAGCTTCCTTTGGTGTCAAAGGTGCAGACAAACTAATGAACCTAAAGAAGGGTAAGTAATGCTCAAGAAAAGCGTAGGTGCAGTCTTAACGACAACCCTAACAGATGTGTACACAGTTCCCTCAAGCAAGAAAGCTGAGTGGGTTATGCTGTATGTGACAAATACTTCTGGCTCTACGGCGACTTTTGATGTAGAATATTATGATGCCTCAGAAAGTACTTCGTTTCCTATCTTTGATGGTTACTCATTATCTGCTAAGAACTTCTTTCAGATTGGTGGTGACTACAACGAGTTTATCTATATGCAGGCAGGTGACAAGATCAAGGCAAGCTCAAGCGCACCAATGACATTACTTGTCTCGTTAATTGAACACAACGATATTATTCAGGGTGGATAATGGCTACTACAGATACAACTGATCCATTTGCTCGTTTACCTAATGAGTCCTTCTACCAGTATCTTCAGCGCATCAAAAATATCCGTGGTATGCTGTTAGGTCAGTATGATCAAACAACAACTGATCCTGTTGATGAAGCACTTGCAGAAACTATTGCAAGTACTCCGTTAGGTCAAGAAGTTGTTAGAACTCAAGATGCCGGGGATGACAACAATGAGAGGCTGACACCTGCTCAACAAGAAGCTAGACGTCAAGCAAGTCTTGAACGGGCTGTTGGTGTCCTTACAGGCACCGCTCGTCCAGTGGCAGAGCTTGGCGGTATACTAGGACCTGCAGGTATGATGGTCGGTGCAGGTATCGATGCGATGGAGCAATCTAAGCTAGAAAGCGCACTTGAACAGCAAGGCTTCTCTAAAGCGGCTATCGAGCAATTAGTCGAAAACCCACAAGTGTTAGAATCTCAATTAAGACAAGGTAATCTTGGGTTTAGTTCTACCGGTTATCAGCCAGCGTTTATTGACAAAGGACCTTCTGTTCTTGGTCTATTAAGCGGGTTCTTAGGAGGTGGTAGTGACGGACCCGCTGTTGGTCGTGCTCCCGGGGCAACCAGTGTTCCGTTAATTACAAGTGTAGCAAATATGCCTGCAAGTTCTTTTAACTATGGATTACGAGCACCTGCAACACAAGGTTTGTTTACGTCTAATCTTGCAACCAATCCTACGCTGTTACCGGCAGGTGTGGGAACTGTATTGGCTCCGGGCTATGAAGCACCTGTGGTTGTTGCCCCTACTCCAGTTGTTACCGACTATGAGATGGATGCTTATACAGGCGGTGGAGATGATGGTGGCGGCTACTCAGCAGGTGGCGGCTATGGTGAAAGTCCCACAGGTGGGGACGTTGGTTACGGGACCCCATTCTAATGGCTATTACATATCGTGGTGAAACATTCTCTGGTTACAACAAACCTAAGCGTACTCCTAACCATCCTACCAAGTCACATGCTGTCTTAGCCAAGGAGGGCTCCACTATCAAACTCATTCGCTTTGGACAGCAAGGAGTATCAGGAGCAGGTAAAAATCCTCGTACAGCGGCTGAGAAAGCCCGTAGACGTAGTTTTAAAGCTAGACACGCTAAGAACATCTCTAAAGGTAAACTATCGGCGGCCTATTGGGCCAATCGTGTTAAATGGTAGTGCTTGACATTTGTTCAAAAGTATGCTATAATTGATCTAAAGAGAGTTTGTAATGGCAACATATTTAGAAACAGTAAACAATGTACTCAAGCGGCTACGAGAGCGCACAGTAGCTACCGTTGATGAGACTCCTTATTCATCTTTAATTGGTGTCTTAGTTAATGACGCTAAAAGAGAAGTAGAAGACTCACACAACTGGTCTGGCTTGCGTGTTACCTTAAGTACAAACACAACTGCAGATGTCTTTAGTTATGAACTGAATGGGTCTGGTAATCGTATTACCATCCTTGACGTAATTAACGATACTGATAACGTCTTTATGCAACCTAAGTCATCTCAATGGATGAATGAAAAGTTCTTATTGACGGATCAAGTAACAGGCTCGCCTATGTATTATGCCTTCAATGGTTTGTCTTTGGATGATGACAGTCAGATTGACGTGTATCCTATTCCTGATAAAGCATATACTCTCCGTGTCAACTGTGTGTTAAGGACTGCTGACATGGTCGACGATACTGACTCACTGTATGTCCCTGCTCCGCCTGTGCAGTTACTAGCGTATGCTAAGGCTGTTGAAGAGCGTGGAGAAGATGGCGGTGCAAGTGCAGTATCAGCATATGCTAATGCAGTTCGTGCGTGGAATGATTCAATTGCTTTAGATGCCGCTAAGCATTCTGAAGAAGTCTGGAAAACAGTATGACAGCTAAACTGGCTAGCTCTAGTGTTGCCGCTCCGGGATTCTACGGGCTCAACACTCAGGAGTCTTCGATCACTCTTGCCGCAGGTTTTGCTCTGCAGGCTGATAATTGTGTGATTGACAAGTATGGTCGTTTAGGTGCTCGTAAAGGTTGGTCTTATTTAACCAGTGGATCTACCGGTGTTAACCTGAAAGGCTTGCATCGGTTTATTGACATTGCAGGATCAGAGACTATTCTCTCATGGTCTGACACTGCGTTCTACTCAGGCACTTCAACACTTACTACAATCACCCCAACAACCGACAACACGATTACGGACTCTAACTGGTCTGTAGCAACCCTCAACGATAAAGCCTACTTCTTCCAACGTGCATATAAGCCAATGGTCTATGATGCTGTTGCAGGAACAATTACCGACGTTGAAGACGAAGCAACATACTCAGGTACTGTCCCGCTAGCTAATGTTGTGTTGTCTGCTTATGGTCGCTTATGGGCCGCTGATACGACAGCAGACAAGGTAACATTGTATTGGTCTGACCTTCTCGACGGTGCGGCTTGGGGAACAGGCTCAGCAGGCTCTATTGACCTTACAGCTATCTTTACGCAAGGTGCTGACCGTATTGTTGGCCTAGGTGCTCAGAATGGTCAGTTAATCATTTTCTGTGAGCAGTCGGTTGTTGTCTTCGGTGATACAGATTCTCAAGAGACATTAGACCCTGCAACTTTACGTCTTGTTGAAGTTATCCAAGGCGTTGGTTGTCATGCTCGTGATAGCATCCAGAACACTGGTACTGACATTATCTTCCTGTCTGACGATGGTCTTCGTACATTAGGTCGAGTCATTCAAGAGAAGTCACTCCCAATGCGGGACATTTCTAAGAACGTCCGTGATGATCTTGTACGGGATATCCACGGTGTCTCTGCAGATACTATTCGTTCTGTCTACTCGTCTGACGATGCTTTCTATTTGTTATTACTTCCGGGCTACCAACGTATCTACTGTTTCGACATGAGACAGCCACTGCAGGATGGTTCTGCTCGTGTAACCCTTTGGGATAACCAAACACAAACAGCAATGCTGTCGTTACCGAATAGTCTGTACTTTGCTCAGGCAGATGGTATTGCACAATATAACGGCTACACTGACAACGGTGATATCTACCGTTTGAAGTATTACACTAACTATTTTGACTTTGGTGACTCAACACAGGTTAAGATTCTTAAGCGAATCTCTGTAACAGTCATCGGAGGCTCTGGTCAGGACTTTGTACTTAAAGCAGGCTTTGACTATACTGACTCATATCAGTCTTATCCTGCTGTCCTAGCAACCCGTACAGTGTACGAGTACAACGTAGGAGAGTACAATATCGCTGAGTATCAATCAGGTACACTTGCAGACACTACCCGTGCATCTGCCGGTGGTTCTGGAGAAGTGCTTCAGGTAGGTTTTGAAGCAAACGTGAATGGTTCTGAGTTGTCCATTCAGAAGATGGATATATTTGTTAAACAAGGTAGGATTTACTAATGTCTGACTATACTAAAGCGACAGACTTTGCCAGTAAGGACTCATTGCCATCAGGTAACGCAGGAAAGATTGTCAAAGGTACTGAGATTGATGACGAGTTCAACGCCATTGCTGTTGCTATTGCAACCAAGGCAGATGAGAACAATGCAGTATTGACAGGGACGCCTACGGCTCCTACAGCGGCCACAAGCGCTGAGACAACTCAGGTTGCTAACTGTGCGTTTGTCAAGAACGTCATTAAGACATTACACCCTGTCGGTTCTATTTACATTTCTGTTGGCTCTACTAACCCTGCCACTTCTTTTGGCTTTGGAACTTGGGAAGCATTTGGTGCCGGTAAGGTGCTTGTAGGTTTAGACTCAACTGACACTGAATTTGACACTGCTGAAGAAACCGGTGGTGAGAAAGGTGTAGCAACAACGACAACAGGTACAACTAACCTGATGCCATTCATTACAGTATATATGTGGAAGAGGACAGCATAATGGATTGGTTGACAGCCGCCGCCACCTTAGGTGCAGGTTACTTAGGAAGTCAAGCGGCTAAGAGTGCGGCACAACAAGCGGCAGAGACACAGCAGACAATTGCCGAACAAGCGGCAGAAATGTCACAGTTCAAGCCATACACTGTCACAACTGGCTTTGGCACTGGCTACTTTGATGAGACTGGACAAACTGCGGGATATCAGCTTGATCCTGTTCTTCAAGCGTACCGTGATGAATTGATGGGCTTAGGTGCTCAAGGATTGCCGACGACTATGGACGTTGGTGCTCGTTCTGCTGACTACTATCAGCAAATGCAAGACGTCATGGCGCCTACACGCACACAGGAAGATGTTGCACTACGTCAGAATCTCTTTGGTTCAGGCCGCCTAGGTATGCGTCTGGCCGGTGAGGCCTCAGGGGCAGGCACTGGCGGCATGTATCAGCCAGACGTCTTAGGACAACAACGTGCTCGTGCAATGGCAGATCAAGCGTTGGCTATGCAGGCACGTCAGCAGGCACAGAATGAGCTTGATGCACAGATTGCTCGTGGTACTGGCCTCATGCAACAGGCATTTGGTGTTGAACAACTTGGTATGTCTCCATTGACAATGGGTGCTGAGTTTGGTGGTCGTGCATCTACAGCAGGCGCTCAGGCGGCTCAAGGTCTACTCACAGGCGGCTTAGGTGCGGCTCAGGCAAACCTTGCGGCAGGACTTAATCAAGCAAACCTTTATCAGAATCTTGGCCTTGGATTGATGAAATTCAATCAGCCTACAACTTAAGGAAGTATCATGGCATTAGATATTAATCAAATGTCGGGGTTATTTACTAATCCTGCAGACTTAAGAAGGTCTCGTATTGACGAGATCATGAAACAACAGCAAGGCCTATCACAGCTTGGCGGTTCTATGTCTGGCCTGCTCGGGCAAGTGGCAGGCTCAGGCGGCATCATGGGCTCGATGCTTGCAGAAGGTATTGCCGGTGCGACAGGCTTGAAGACTGCTCAAGAGCGTCAGGCAGAAGCCGCTAGTGGTATCCTTAAGAACCTTGATCCTAACGACTCAAAGTCTATGTTTGCGGCCGCTAAGGCGCTACAACAGCAAGGACTGACTAAGTCTGCTTTCCAGTTACTCACTCAAGCCAACGAACAGAAGACTCGTGAAGACGACATTAAGTTCCGTCAGGAGAAGTTTGACTTTGAGAAATCAACAAAAGAAACTGAGCTAGGCTTGCGTGAGCAAGAGAATGAAGCTCAAATGCGTAACCTTGACATTCAGCGTGATCGTCTAACATTCCTACAAGATCAAGATCAACGTGATGCGGACCTTAAGCAAGAAGACCGTGAGACACTAGAGTTTGCTCGCATCAACTTTGCTGACGAACTTCGTATGTCTGACAAGCCAGAGCATCGCCGTATGGCTGATCTTGTTGAGTCTGGTGCAATGAAACTTGCAGATGCATACGAAAAGATTTATCCAACATCTTCTAAGCTACTCGCAGGAGACCGTCAGGCTATCCGTGAGGTTGGTGCTGAAGGCTACACTGCAGATGCCGCCTCTCGTAAGGCACTAGGTCTTGCAGAGAAGTTTGTTGCTCTTGATCCCACAGGCGGTGCTCTTGGTTCTGTCTACAGTACGTTCAAGGACGTTGTTGGTGGACAAGATGCAGTCTCTATGCTTAAGACTGACTTTACCAATATGCGTAACGCAGGTATTATTCAATCACTCCCACCGGGCCCTGCTTCTGATAAAGATATTAAAATCCTGTCAGAAGGTTTCCCAGACGCTAACTGGAACGCTACTCAGGTTACTGAATGGTTGATGGCCTACTCTCGTGCTAAAGCTGTTGAAGCTAAGTATCACCAAGGTCGTGCTAAGTGGATGTCAGATCACGGAGGTGATGACTCTAAGTGGGCTGACGAATGGGAGAAGATCCGCACAAGTGACGAGTTCATTCGTAACTACGAACAAGGCGCCGGTGGAGCCACAGGTGGCGGTGGACAAACAATTTCATACGAAGAGGCTATCAATAGAGCCCGTGCTAACGCTCAACCTACCGTAACTGTTGACGGAGGAGCTTAATGGATATTCGTATGCCAGACGGGACGCTTGTTACAGGCGTTCCCGATACTGTTACTGCTGAAGAACTTGAAGCGTTAAAACAAAATTATCAACCAACGGGGTCTATCAAGGCCCCTACTAGCATGATGAAGTCATTCACTGGTATTCTTCCGGATATTGGTGGCATGGGCGGTGCCGCAGGTGGTGCTATTCTTGGTGCTCAGTTAGGTTCTGTCGTTCCCGGCATCGGTACTATTGCAGGCGGCATCATGGGCTCTGCTATTGGTGCGTTCTCTGGTGCAGGTGCAGGTGAGTCTCTTCGTCAGTTAGTTGAAGGTGAGAGTGCTGATGGTCTACAGGCTATTGCTGTAGCGTCCCGTGAAGGTATGCTTGACGTAACAGGATCAAAAGCATTTGATATCCTAGCAGGTGCAGGTAAGTATGCACTGAGTAAGTTTGGCTACGGTGAAGTAGATGTTCCTGCCAAGGAAGTGCTTCAGAACCTGCAGGCTAAACTCGCTCGTGAAGGTACAACTCTTCGTGCTTCACAGATCAACCCTAACAGTGCTATCATTGACGGTATTGAAGCCGCCGGTGAAGTTGCCATTGGCGGGCGTCAAGGATTTAAGGCAATCCGTGAAGGGCAGATTCGTTACATCGACAATCAGATTGAAGAAATCACTAAGGTTAGCCCTAAGCTACAAGGGCAGTCTCTGGGCCACATGATCCAGAACTTGATTGACAATACTCGTACCGCTTCTGATCAGACCTTCCGTGGAATGTTTGAAGAGCTTGAGCAACGTGGTTTGTCTATTAAGACAGACATTACGGATATTCGTAACATGGCTCAGTCTTGGAAGAAAGACAAGGCTAAAGGATTCACTAAGCGCGTACAAGAGCAAATCAAGAAGGGTAAGCGTATTCCTTTCACTGCAAGCTCAGTACAGGCTACAGTTGATGATATCTTAACGCTGTCACCTAAGTCTGACTTTGCTACATCCTTTGAGAAGCTCAAAGCACTCAAGTCTAAACTGACAGCTATGAAAGGTGATCCTGCTACTCGTGGTGACCCTGCAGTGCGTGAGTTAACTGCTTTGGTTAAAGGCTTTGAGAAGCGCCTATTGACTGCCGCTAAGAAGACTGATCCAGATATCGGCAAGACTTACGAAAACCTCATGAAAGAGTATAACGAGACACAAGAGCTCCTGTACTCTGACGTTGCTAAGTCTATCCTTGATCAAGGCAACCCAGAGCTCCTAGGTAAGTACCTAACACAAGCAGGTACAGTTACACCTGTTCAAGAGCTCCGTAAGATCATCCAACTCGCTAAGAAGAAAGATGTTGAGATGGGCGGTAAGATTATCAAGGGCGTTAAGAAAGGCTTCCTGAATCGACACCTAGGCGCCGCTAAAGGTGAAGGTGTCGTTAAACTTGAGCAGTTCCGTAAGAAACTTGCTGATGAAGACTTTGTTCGTACATACGAAGAGCTATTCTCTCCGGCTGAACGTCAGCGTCACTATCAGTTAATCGAAGAGCTTGAGATCCTCAACCGTGGTGTCGGTGGTGAACTTGCACTGTCAGTCCGTTCTGCTCAGGTTGCAGGTGCTACTGGTGCCGCTAAAGGTCAGAGCATCATCGCTAACACGATCAAGGCAATCACCCCTGCTAAACTTGCAGAGGCCGCTTCTGATCCTAAGCGAGCACAACAGATGCTTGGCCTCATGAAGCAGATCCAGTACGCTAACAAGACAAACAAGCCACTGTCTCCTCAGGTTATTCGTGGTATTGGTCTATTGCTTGGCGAGACTGGACGTGAGATGTATCAGCAAGGTGCCGATGCAGATCGTCAAGTTGTTCGTCAAAGACAACAGGCAGAACTTGAAGCAATGCGTCAGAGAATGATGGGACGATAGTATGGCACTGTTTGAAGATTACAAAAGTGATCTAAATAAAGTCCAACAGCAATTCGACGAAGGTGACCGTAATTTACTGGAGTATATCCTAGGTACGGGCTACTATGGGGTCGCAAAGCCTATTGAAGAGATTACCAGTGCAGTTATCCCTGATTTAGGCGTTGGTGAGGCTATTGGGGAGGCTTTGGACAAAACCGGCATCCCTGACTACATCAATGAGAATGTCTCAGAGGACGTCAGAAGGGGCATAGCGGAAGCTACAGGTCTTGCCGGTGTACTACCAGTAGGGCGTGCCTTAGGGCTCCGTAGAGCGCCTGAGAATAAGGGTATGTTTACTTCTAGTGGTGACGTCTATAAGAAAGGCCACTACAACCCTGAAGAAGTTCAAGTGTCTGGTGTCGAGAAAGCCATTGGTGATGCAATTGCCACTGACTTAGGTATTGCCGGTAAGACACTCAACAACGTCGCTAACGTCTACAAGAAGGGCCGAGGCACAACTGAGTTTATTGCTAAGGGCCTAGGTCGTGTTGGCAACTTGATCTTCAATCCTAAGGCTCGTGCTTTGTATACTGAGTATGGTATTTCTCCTGTCTACAAGGAAGCCTTTGACAGGTACGAAGCGGCACTTAAGTCAGGCAACAAGGCTGACATTGACAGTGCTATCGAGATTGCTCATTCACAGATGCAACAGATGGCTCACATTAAGCGTCAGTCAGGACAGAAGCCTCGTAAGTATGATGCAACTGAAGACTTTGCTCTAGCGTCTGCTGATCCTAATGTACCACAGATGTACTTCAAGCCTAACGACTATGAAGGCTCATGGTTCCATAAGACAGCCGCTCGGGGTGCTATGACACCTGAGGGTAAGACTGATGTGTCTTTCCGTAAGCAGGACTCTGACTTTATTCAAGACCATGTTGAGAAAGCATGGAAGTTTAAGCCTGAGAAGACTCGTATCTTGGTTAAGACACCACGGTCGGATATCACAGGCAACCACTTTAATGATGTTCTTGCTCGTAACCCTGCTATCACAGGTGTTGCTGAGTTATTCCTTGACAAAGGAAAGTTTAAGGCGTTCGACACTGTAGACGACCTACATAAGGCTCTGGATGATTTACAGACTAAATCACACAGATACACTTATAACCAATACAAGACCGATAAGAACGGTAATAAGGTCCTTGTACACGCTAAGGGTGACAAGAAGACCAATGCAAAGACAGGGAAGGCTCTTAGTCCGAACTTTGGGATCAAGGCGGCTGACGACACAGGCGTTTGGATCACTATGGGTAAGGCAGGGACAGCCAAGGTCGAAGGTGGTGTTAATATGCTCGTTAAGGTTGACAAGAATGGCAACTTGATTGGCGTAATGTCTGATGTGCATGACTTCTATGAGAAGGCTCGTATACCTAAGACAAACATCACTATCCGTAACCGCCCTATGGAGGCCGCATTGCCTACTACGGTGTTTGCTATTACCCCACCTATGCAGTCTAATGTTGTGTCTGTCTCTCGTGGATGGAAGTACAACAAAGATGGGTCTGTTAAGAAGAAGGGTAAGTTCAGTGAGGCTGATGAGAAGATGCGTATTGATCAGGCTACATCAATGCCTGTACCAATGGCCGCTCGTAAGGCCGCCGCTGTGGACCGTATTAACAGGACTGCGGCACTGAAGCCATCTAAGGCTGAGATTGCACGACAGTCAATCCCTGTAGCGCAGAACCTTGCGTTTGCTCAAGGGATGTTTGGTGGCCCGAGAGAGATCGAGCAATAAAAAGAAGGGGCCCGAAGGCCCCAAATGGAGAGTCACGCCCAACCCTACTCAAAAACCTCAAAGATATCCCCGATCATAATCTTAATAAAGGGGATGTTGATTACGAATCCATCAAAGAAGTACACTTGTGCATCATCAATGTCTTCTCCGTCCTTCCAACCTAGCACTGGCTGACTTTGCACTGTCTCTGCAGACAACCCAAATACATTGTGAAATCGTGCTACTATCATACTGCTACCGCCCTATACATATGTCTTGCATTGCCTGTGTACGCTGAAGCACTTCCTGTCTTCCTGTACGCTTGTTCTATTGCACCCTTCTCGGTAAAGTCCCTGTACTTACCAACATAACGATCACCACAGTACACTTCAAATATCTTTACCATCCCCAGTCTTCTCCTGCTAAACCGTGTGCGTTGTAGTCTGTTACCCGTTTCTCAAAGAAATTAGAAATAGAACTACCTCCGAGCAACTCCTCCATCCACGGGAGAGGGTTCTCTTTAACCTTCCAGTTCGTCTTGAGGCCAAGTTGGAGTAATCTGCGGTCTGCCAGATATCTAATGTACTGCTTAACTTCGGACGCCGAGAGACCTTCCAAGTCACCCATCTCATACGCAAGGTCAATAACCTTGTCTTCCAATTTGACTGCAGTACGGAACATCTCGTAGATATCTTTCTTGAAATCATCATTAACAATTCGTGGGTGTTCATCACAGAACTCTCTAAATAACTTCGCCATCCCTTCGGCGTGTTGGCTTTCATCTCGTACAGACCACTCCACGACTGTACACATCCCCGGCATCTTACCGTATCTCTGGTAGTTCAAAAGCATTGCAAAAGCACTGAACAACGACATGCCCTCGTTAAGCACAGACCGAGCGATTGCTAAGGCAGTGCCTTGGTGGCTGTGTAGATCAATATCGCCCATGAAGTCGATCTTGTCAGCCATCTGTGTGTACTCTAGGAATGTTCCGAACTCTTCTTCAGGAAGTCCCAGAGTATCGTTGAGCAAGGCATAGGCTCGTTGGTGGATGAACTCTCGTGAAGCAAAGGCCGTGAGCATGGCTCTAATTTCATTGTTCTTGAACTTGGGTATATAATACTCCAAGTAGTTTGTCCCCACTGCAACGTCTGTTTGTGTAAATAGCCGCAGGATTTGGGTGATATGGTTCTTTTCCTTGTCCGATAGTGCACCGGATTTCCAATGATTGACATCTGTTTGTAGCTCCAGTTCATCTTCGATCCAGTGAATACGCTCATGCTCTGTAGCGTACTTAACGGCCCAAGGGTATGTAAATGGTTTGTAAGTGGCGTTGCTCTCTAGTAAGCTCATAGTTGTTCTAGTTCTCCTTGATTTTGATAAATCACATTCATTAAGTTGTTATTATGATATTGTAATCTTTTTAGTTCTTCTTGTAAAGCCTTGATGTGATCATGGCAGTCATTTAGTATCCGCTTGTTGAACGGATCGCTGTCCTTGATCAGTTCCAGTCTCTTTACGAGGTTGTCCGAATATTCTGTCGAAATTTGACTCATACTTCTTTTGATCTCTCCCTTTGCGTGGACCGGAGCCCTTACCGTTTGTTGGGTTCATATGTTATCCATTTACCATTATTTTAACACGTTACAGACAATATGTTATACACTTTTATGCGCTGATAAGTGTGGGAATATAATCCTTATATGCGCTTAAAAGTGGGAATATATTCCTAAGTCTACACGAACAACACTTTTATGTGGCACTTGTGTAGACCATATGACGGTCTTATGCACCGTATATGAGTCATTCCTGTAGACCATCCTTAATCGTATACTCTGTGTTCTCTGCGTCAATAGCCTTCTCAAGCAACGAGATAAGACCAAGCTCTACAAGCATACGAGTGCCTTCAACAGAGGTGTCGATGACGGCAGTAGCACTACCGTCTTCGTTCTCCTTGATCTCTGTCACCGTGATTAGCGGCAGTGCATCCAAGCCTTCTTCAATCTCATCTTTTAAATTACGCTTGTAGTACTTGTTGTGATCGCCACTCATGTGTGTTCTCCCTACACTACAATCCAACTTATGATCGCCATCTCTCATGTAACATTCTGGACAGTTATCGCTCATGGGTTCTTCCTCTTCATACAAGACACCAGTTTCGTGTAAATCAACTAAGGCTTGTCTCATTAGTTCAATTTGACTGCTCTTCTTCACCCCTGACACGATACACACTCCTCACCTTCAAAGTCCTTCAGCGCATTTCTGTCCACCGATGTTCCAACCTTCTCAGCAGTAACACCCGCAGTCGTGCGTAGGTAGTATAGTCCTTTAAGGCCTTCCTTCCACGCCTTGAGATGCACTTGATTAACAATAGCCTTGTCAGTACCGGACGGGAAGAAGACGTTAACACTCTGCCCTTGACATATGAAATCCTGTCTCTTAGCGGAGTGTTCAACGACCCACCCCTGATCCAACTCAAACGCTGTCTTAAATGTTGCTTTCTCATCGTCGGATAAGAACTCCAAGTGCTGTACAGAGCCTTCGTTCTCAATAATAGTTTGCCAAACCTTCTTGGTATTCTGCCCATAGTTCTCTAGTACCTCTTCCAGATAAGGATTACGAACAGTATGACTTCCCGCACGAGTACGATGCACATAGCAGTTAGAAATACGAGGCTCAATAGAGGCAGAGCAACCGCAGAGAATACTACTGTTAGCATTAGGAGCAATGGCAAGCAGGTGCATATTACGCACCCCAGTGCCAAGTCCATCAGGACACTCCCCACGCTCTGTTGCGAGTTGGTAGGTTGCATTTAATGCTTGCTCCTTAATGTCTTTAAAGATTTGATAGTTCTCTGAGGCCGCCTGCCACGACTCCCAAGCTATTCCTTTGGACTGGAGGTAGCCGTGGAAGCCCATTGCTCCAAGGCCGACTGAACGCTCTCTGTAAGCTGAGTAGACAGCTTTTGATAGTTCTTCTGGTGCGTTGTCAATAAAGTATTGAATGACGTTGTCCAAGAGTCGGATAAGGTCTCCAACCATTCCGCTTGCTTTCCACTCGTCGTACTTTTCGAGGTTGACTGAGGAGAGACAGCAGACGGCTGTGCGTTCTTCACTTGTTGCGAGATGGATTTCATTGCAGAGGTTACTGCCATTAATTGACAATCCAAGTTTTCTTTGAGCTTCTGGGAGAGCTCGTCTGGCCGTGTCGATAAAGTTAAGGTAAGGACTGCCAGTTCTGAAGCGAGCTTCAAGGATTCGTTGCCACAATCCACGAGCCTTGACTGTATCTCTAACAATTCCTGTGTTTGGGTCTGTAAGGTTCCATTCTGTATCATTGATTACCGCCTCCATAAAAGCGTCAGTGATGTTTACTGCGTTAAACAAATTAAAACATTTACGATTGATGTCGCCACCAGTCGGTACTTTGAAGTTAATGAACTCCTCAATATCAGGATGACTTACGTCTAGGTACGCCGCATAGCTCCCCTTTCGTGTCTTCCCTTGTTTGTAGGCTGTCATCTGACTGTCTACTACTTTCATGAATGGGATCGGGCCGGGGGCTTTGTCTGAGATCCCTCTTACGTCCCCCCAGTGCCCACCCACACCACCGCCCTTTACGGAAAGCCATGCTACTTCACCATTATGTTCAATAAGGCTATCAAGATTGTCCCCCACATAAGTAAGGAAACAACTAATAGGAAGCCCACTAGCTTTTCCGTCTGGTTTCGGGGCATTGCTGAGAACTGGCGAAGCAAACATGAACCAACCTTTTGAAGCGTAGTCGTAAATACGCTGTCCAAAATCGAGATCATCACCGCAATAGGCAACAGAAGCACGAGCAAAAGCCTCTTGAGGGGATTGTTCGTCTTCAAGCATATAGTAGTCACGCATGAGCGTAGTTGCTTGCTCAGATAGTCGATTGTCTCTTTCATAGTCTATCGTTATCCCTAGGTAATTTGTCATTTGTTTTTAGTACCTCGTTAAGTTGGGCGGAACCTATAATTTTACCACGTTTCGATCAGCTTGTCCAGATAGTGTCTGCACTTTTGCAGATCAATGCTACCACCTTTGTCCTGAAAACGTGATATGTATTTGATTACATTACCGATTAAATATCCTTTGAATTGCTCTTCCGTAAGGACTACCTCCATATAGTCCCACGGTTGGATTGATTTCTGGTAATGCTGACCACCTACTTGGTGGCTATCTGCACGATCAGTGTCAATCATCATTGCCCTTCCCCGGATAGTAGATACCATGCTCTTCAGTTAAACGGAATGAATAACCAAACTCACCTTCAAGACAACTAATCAGGTCGTTCACAATCTCGTCCCATGTGACGTCATAAGGATACTCGTTGTCTAATGTTACAGACTTCCCGTGGTTGCGGTAGTTAAAGGTGATGTACGCTTTATCTTTGTCTTCAAACAGATCCTCAAATCTACGACTCATCTTCTAAATCCTCTATAAAGTAATCTAACTTGGCCTCTATCTTGTCTTGGAAGCGATCTACGAGCTCCTCAGCGGTAATCTCTAGCACTTCCATGACACTGATCTCATCTTGCTGTTTCAAACGGTCACACACGTCGGTAAATGTTAGCATACTTCCGCTTCCGTAAGTAGTTCAGCAACGGTTTCGACAGTGTAGTACCGAAAACCATTCTTGTCAGCCCATTCAGCCATTGTGAACTTAGTCCCATCTTTACGTCTCCTTGCTCTTGGCATTGGTGTCTTTGGATCATAGAACACAAAGACTAACTCTTCAGTTGTTAAACTCTTTCTAATGTCGTTGTACTTTCGTGCTTCCTCGGAGTCTCTGAAGCGGCCTTTAGCCTCGATCAGAAAGTTACCTATTTGGAAGTCTGGCTCATACATCTTTTCTTGAGTATATGATACCATGTCTGAGTGGTAGTTACAATGCTTTAGTACGCCTGTGTGTAACTCATACTCAAACCAACTATCATAGCCCTTAGGAGGCTTGCCTTTCTTTGCCACTAACGTCCTCCTTAGAGATTTCAGAGATAGCCACGTTGTAGCAATCAGATTTAACAGTAAAGTTATTCGCAGGATCGACCTCACCTTTCTTTAGGAAGCGGGCAATCTCAAAATAACGATCATGCGGTATTAGGCCAAAGAACCAACACACTGTGTAGTCGTTCTTAACACGACAGAACGCATAGTTATCGCACTGCTGATGAAGGCTCAGTTTAGCGACAGAGCAGTCGTAATGCTCCAGTGGTGCTACAGATGTACGTTTAGTCTTAACATCTACAGTCTCACCGTTTGGCAACACAAGGTCGTAATCCTTTGTGCTCTTATGCTCAGCCCCTAGTAGCTCTTTAACGACGAGCTCACCAATGAATCCCGCAATGTTTCCCTGACCTGCAGTGATACTATTGCGAATCTTGCCCATCTCTTCGGCCATGTCTCTGGCTTTCAGTAGGACTTCGTCCGATACTTTAATCTCAATCATGGCTTCTCCAATGTGATTTCAGGTACGTTAGGTTCGTTAACGACTTTTGTTAAAAATCTTACACCACCAGAATAGGCAAATCCTCTTAAGGACGGGTAGCAGTGGTGTTTGAAGTCGCAGTATGAGCATCCCGTAGCGAGCTTTTCGTTTCCCGACTTGCCATCCGGCACTGGCGAGTTGCAGAAGTCTGGCGGCTCCGGTAGCTCGACTAGCTTTTTTACATGACGTACACGCTCTGCAATGTCATAGCTAATCACTGAGTGTACAGGAGCTTGTGTATCCTCTTCGTCATACTCAAGATAGCACAAGTGACCATTCTGCTTGTCAATCGCAATCCAACCATATTTGGTGTCGCCCTCAGAGTGTGCATAGGCTTTTAACTGAGCGACGTAACCAAAGGGGTCGTCATATGCAAGCGTGGCGTCCTTGAACTTCTTGAAGCCAAACGTCGAGGTTGACTTGACGTCAACTAAGCGACCATCAACACGGGCATCCATAGAGCCCTTGACTCCTTCGACCATACAGAGCTTCTGCTGATCTTCAACAGTATGTCCTGCCATGCGAGTCAAGAACAGGATGAGCTCTTCAGTCATATGACCATACATAAACTTAATGTAGGTATGCGGCTGAAGCTCTTCTCGTTCGTATTGGTTGTAAGAGTACCACAACTGACGGTCATCTTTACCAATCGCAGACAAACGTAGACGACGAGTGTCTTTGACTGCCGCAGGCTTGAACTCTTTACGCATGAGGTCTTTCATAGCCTCACCGAAGCGGTCAATCTCTGCGTCCACATCGACCCCTTCCGGAATCTCTCTGGACGTCATCAGGTCGTAGATATCGTCTACGAGCGTGTAGATTTGCTTAGGCATGCTCTTCATCCATCATACATTCTGTGATCGTCTGGTGGCCGATTAGATTAGCGGCTGTGTCAAGACGACGAGACTGGTAACGATTGCGTTGCTCTAAGCGACGAACGTATTCAGTCAAGTGCTTTGCTTCGTCAGTGCCGATAGCGCACTCTGACAGGAACTCTTCAAAATCTTCAATTGTATAAATGTTTGGTAACATATGTTTCTCCTCAATAGTCATAATATTATATCAGGTTAATGGGTCTCTGCCCAGTTATTTCCAACTTTATATTCTCCGTCCAGTGGACATTCTAGTCCTAACTGGATTCCTGCGGCCTTGATGGACTCAACCATCAGGTAGCCGACTTTCTCGGCGTGATCTGCTCGTGCTTCGATCTGATATTCATCATGGATTGACCCCAGTAGTTTGTAGTCAAGATTCCATTGAGGAGCATATACTGTAAATATTTGCAGTGCTTTCTTCATAACGACTGCTCCTGCACCCTGAAGCAGTGTATTGAGGCTTGCGTGTTCTGAACGAACCCAGAGACGACGACCGTCGAGTCCCTTGAGGTAGCCTCGTTGTGATGCGATAGTGACCTTCTCACGCAACTCTGCGAGAGCAGGGGTGTTGTCTAGGAACTTCTGCTTGAGCTTCTGTCCGTCTCTTGCAGAGCCTCCGACAATAGAGCCAATCTTAGCGTCGCCTGCGCCGTAGAGGAACGCATAGATGAACGTCTTGGCCTGTGGTCGTTCCTTGAGACCTGCCGCTTGTTGGTTCTTGGTGTGGATATCACCATTGACAACCTCGTCCGTGTACTCAGGGTCTTTCATCATTGCGGCAAGCATCCTGAGCTCTAAGCCACTGGCGTCGATACCGACAAGTTTGTAACCTTCTGGGACAACCCAACAGGCACGACACTCATAGCCGTAAGGGGCTCCTACCGCAGGCACTTGGGCCATGTTCGGTTTGCTGTGTGTCATACGTCCTGTGACTGCTCCGCAGGCATTGACCTGTCCATGCACTCGACCGTCATCCTCGATTGCGTCAAGCCACGATTGGACTTGTGCGATCCGCTTCTGAACCATGAGGTACTCCGCAATAAGCTGAGCTTCAGGAATATCAGTAACAGTTTCCAGTGTCTTCTCGTCAACAATAGCTTGGCCAGTCTCCGTAAACTTCTCAGGCTTCCACCCGAAGAGCCGAAGATACCTCCCGATCTGCTGACGTGAGCCTAGGTTGAACTCAGGCCAGTCTATCCGCGAGAACGGTCCATCGACTTCTGTCCATCGGCCACCCAAGAATTTGAGTCCCACCGAAGAAAGCGAACCATCTTTCTTGTACTTAGGTACGATCTCTTTAATGAACGTAGGTAACGGACGAAATTTTTCATGTACGGCTTCTTCAAGATCATTCTGTTTCTCCTGTAGTTCTGCAACTAAGTCTGTTGCTTTTCTTTCGTCGAGCAACCATCCGTTGTGGATTTGCTGACTAATTGCACACTGTACGTCGTGCTCAAGATCAATGCTATCAGTTCCAAACGGAGCAAGCTCTTTATTGAGTGTTTCGTACAGGCGTTCAGTGACGCGCACGTCTTGCTGACAATATACCACCATTTCTGGCGTAAGCGCAGACCAATCATAATATTCTCCTTTAGGGAACTTCAAGCGTTGTCCCCAAGCGTCCAGAGAGTGACCTCCGTCTAGCTGTGGGTTGTACAAGCGTGACATGACCAGAGTGTCTGAAATCTTACCTGAGACCTTGACACCTAGTAGACGCTCAACAGCAGGGATATCATAGTTAATCAAGTTATGTCCGACGTGCTCTGTGACGTCAGCGAATAACTCCTCAACCATTGCTTTAGTCGGCATCTCAAGCGTGTACATTTGATCACCTTTAATAGCGCACAAGCACCAGATGACTGTAGGCTTCAGGCCGTCTGTTTCAATATCCCAAATACAGCGCATTAGAACTCCTCGATGTTGTTTGCTTCGTGCACGTCTGGCTTCTCACCACGTTCTAGTCTACCAGTTAAGCCGTTATAATACAACCAACCTGCTGAACCTGTGATGCCTGTGCGACGACACTTGACAACCTGCACTTGCGTTGAGTTCCTTGCATACTCATCCTCTGCCATCTTGTCACGACTTAATAGAATCGTGTTGAACGCAATCTGGTTAATAGAGCCTGAGCCCTTCAGATCGTATTCGTTGACGTTGTGAGGATTCGTCAGGCTAGGCTTACGCATGTGACTGACAACAATCACTGACACATCGGTCTCTTTAGCGAGCTTCAGTAGTCGATCCATGAACTCGTCAATGGTCTCGTTGCTGTTGCTCGTTACAGCGGCCTGCAGTGGGTCGATGATGAGAACATCACAACCATTGCCTTTGACCATCGCACGGAGCTTCAAGAACAGTTCGTCGGTATCGACAGCACCGTTATGGTCCAGAAGTAAAATACGACCGTCAGTAATAATGTCAGAACGTAGGTTGCTGAAGTCGATGTTCTTGCGATCCTCAAGCGACAGGTTGTGGCCTGTGTGAATCGTCAATAGGTTCTCGACCGCCTCACCGTTGGACGCCTCTAAGAAAGCACAGCCAATCGTCTTGGTAGTGTTCTTCCAGAAGTGGTACGCAATCTCGTTGACCATCGTGGTCTTACCGACAGACGTAAGTGCACCGATGACGGTAATCTCTCCTGCGGCAATACCTCCGTTGAGCATTGAGTTCAGCATACCGAAGCTCTCAGGGAACGGGATAATCTCCTCAGTACCACGCTTGATAAAGTCTGACCATGCATCGTCGAGTGTGATGACGCCTGTCATACGATATTGCTTAGCTTCCCACCATTCAGCAGTGAAGTCACGGACCTTGTTATTCTTGAGATAGTCCGAGGCGTCCTTGAAGCCGTTCAGTGAGACAATCTTGGCCTTGTTGGGGCTCAATACTTGTGCACACTTCTCAGCCGCTTCCTTGCCTGCAGGGTCATTGTCGAAACAAATGACGACATTCTCAAAGCCCTCAAGATACTCAAGATTCTGCTTGAAGTCTTTGACTGCTCCGGCGGCACCCTTAGACACAGAGACCACAGGATAGCGTGACCCGAGCATCTCGTATGCGGCAAGCGCATCGAGCTCGCCTTCGACGACAGTAATGTAGCGACCACCAGTCTTGAATAGTTGCTGACCGAACAGAACATTATGACGCATATCGCCACGGGTGCTGAACTCTTTTGTCGCAACCGTCCGGACCTTTGACCCGATCAGTTTGCCGTCGTTGTCGTAATACGGGTAGTACTGTTTGGTATCGTCAGACGTCACACCGTACCGCTTCGCAGTGTCCAGTGAGATCCGACGGTCAGTGATCGCCATAGGCGTCCCGTAGATTTCGACAGGCTTGTTGTAAGAGACGACGTTAGTAGCTTCCACGCCGTTTACCTCCTTAAAATAAGTCTGACAGTTAAAACAAAAGCCATGCCCGTCTGAGTAAGTGGCGAGAGCATCACTGCTCCCGCACTTCTCGCAACCTTGATGGCCGACGAACTCTGAATCAGAACTCCCCATCATCTGCAAGGGTATTTTCTCCTTTCTCAATGACACGGACGGCTTGCAGGTAAGGCGCTGACCCATGTACAGGGTGCGGGTTGCCTACTTGGTATTTGATGCGGACCTTATCGCCCCAACGTACAGACGACTTGCTCACTGGCTCGCCTTCGTTGTCGATGACGGCAAAATCCTCATACTGCGTTGCAAACTTGCGTTGCAGTTGGTCTTTGTACGTCTTGATTTTGACGCCCTCAGCTTGGAGCTTCTCAGCTTCCTGCTCGTCAAGTGTAATGACGATAGAGTATTTACCAGTTGACTGGCCGTTGAACACTTCGTGCTCGTTAAGGTTCGCAAACGCGACAGTTCCATTTACTACAGACATTATCAGACCTCCTCAGGTTCTGGTGTTGTGATAGTAGGGAGCGCTAGTTCAAGCAACAACAGATCGTTGCGCTTGAGCTCAGACAACACCCCATCGTATTGCGGCTCAGGGTCTTTGAGATAATCATTGATCCTGTTCCGTAATTCTAACAGTATAATCGCAGTTGAAATATTATTCAACATAATTTTAACTCCTGCATGTATTCTTGTTCGACAACCTTAGATAACTTAAGTTTTTTCATATTGGTTTTCTTTATGTTTGTTCTTAGGTTCTTCCTAAGCTCTTTGGTGCTTCTTAAGTATAACATAAGTATATCCTATCACGAATCAGAGTCAGTCACAACAGTGACGTACTCACTAATTTCAATATCGTCTTCAAATTGTGCCACTCTCATGGCCGAAAGACAACCCCCACATAGGTCCGCAAACTCACCCGTCGTTGGGTCTTTGCGTGTTGCTTCAATGTCCGTTAACTCTTCGTTGCATGCTAAACAGCGCATAATTTAATCCTCAAGTGATACTAAAAATAAAGCAAATAAAATGACAACCCCAACAATCATTCGTCGTCGTCCTCTTGCATAACCCACGCAATGAAACCACCGAACATGGCCGCCGTGGCCGTCGCTATGATCATCATCAGCGCAAAATCGTTAAAAGTTATCGTTTCCACTTTTCTATTTCCTTTTCTAGTGAACGGTCATGAATTGACCCCATGAGACCGCCAGAGAAGCTCTCAGAGCGACGTTTATAATTTTCTGCTAGCTCCCTATTGTCAGACCAAAAGGCCTCCTCAGAGAGAAAAGCATACCATAGCGCCGCGCATGGTGGCGTAATGCCACCGAATAGCGCATCACGCTCAACCGTCGGGATTTTCTGCATTGTACAGCGCCTCGCCTTCGTCCTCCGCCAATTGTTGGGCCTGATATTCGTCCCACGCATAATCCGCCGTAGTGTCATAAATGAGCTCGTACACGTCGTACCATACCGTTTCAGTACAGCGGCGGTTGGTGATTGCGTGAATGACTTCGTCAATGACCCATTGCAATTGTGGGTCGTATTGCTCGCTATGGTTTGTCATAATCGGTCCTCTTTGTTTCGTTAAAGGCCTCTTCCGGCCACGTCGTCATATCGTCGGGCCTAGGTTCATTGGAACCAAAGACCCGCGTGAATAGGTACATAATGTATCCGAGAAAATCGCTCATAGTCAAACCTGTATTTTATAAACCCAATTATCCTGTTGAAACTCGTTCGCTATTTGTGCGGCGTCGTCCTCGCCCACATAGGGTTCGGCGAGCCTAAAGACCGTGCACCATTTTTCAAAACCCGACATATCGTTACGCATACTAGGTAACGCCATACCGATAGTGCGGCGGACGTCCTCTCGTGTTAAGCCATCGCGTATCATAGCGCACCCTCCTGTTGAATCCATTCGCGCATATCATAGTATGGTGAGAACACGCCAACAGGCGAGCCCTCGTCGTATAGTTCAAACCAACCGATAATCGTCATAGTATGTGCTCCTGTTAAGCAATTGAGACTGTAGGGATGATTGTAGCGGTTTTAAATCGCTTGTGTCGAGCCCCGTGCACGGCTATAACGATATTTTTATCGTCGCGTGAGTTACCGTCGCACAAGCCGCACTCAAGGCACGTCATGCCCATAGAATCCGATAGGCACTCGATTTCATTATCGAAGAGCCCGTCGCCTGCCATTGCTACTCGAAACGTGCGTGCGCCTTTGGCGTGCCAGTGTTCGGCCTGCTTAGGTGAATCCGCCGATACCATACAGATACTTAAAAACCGCTCGTCAAAGTTTTTGTGGCGTGCTTGGTGCGTGTAACCTGTATGACCGATACCGACGCCTGCTAAATAACTCATGAGCTCGTATGGTGCCGCCGCAGGGTCGCCATAGGCGCCTAGGCGTATTTTACGATGACGCAAGAAGCGCTCATGCTCGCCGCAATCGTAAACCGGATACAGGCCCTTAGTATATGACTCATGCACGGCCCTAGGCGCGTGGCCGACGTTAACGTAGCAAGCGCCGCCAGTGTGCCAACGATGCGGGCACGAACCACACACCGAAGCATCGGCGCCGGTCTTTGTCGCCTGTACTGGATTCACGTCCTCGCGTAGTATCCAAACCTGTACCATATCGCCGGTTTTAGCGTTGCTCGTCTCAAGTGTACCGATGACGACAATCGGTTGGCCGTCGAGGACCGACGGACCGTTATAAAAGACAAAACCTTTCGGCGCCTTTGGTGCGCGTGGTTTTGCTACTCGGATTGTGCCTAGTGTTCTCATGGGTGACTCCTTTTTGTGTTGCATCCCAGACGCCGGATTGTATACCGACGTTTCGGCCTCGTGCAAGGGCCTCATCAGTGGGGTTACCAATTTTGACGTGACGCCCAATAGCGCTCCCGCTCGTTCTCAAACTCTTCGACGGCCTCGGACAGACAATCAAAGTGTAGGCCCTCGAATTGTGCCCTAGTGCATGGCCCGTGATATTTTGATACCACGTCCGCATACATATAACCGATACGCCAAACCTGCTTAGCGCTTAGGTCCTTGCAATGGCCTTGTGAATCCAAATGGTCCTTGGTGGCCTTGGCGATTTGTGCTTGTGTCATGGTGCTCATAGTATGTGCTCCTGTATCCCTAAGGGCCGCTTATGCGGCCACTTCTTCTGCGAATGACTTAAGAAACTCTGCCCGCTCGACGTGCTCGTTGAATTGCTTGCGGCCCTCCTCGAAAACATAGTCGAGGATATCAGAGTATGACGACGTACTAACAGCGGCCACTAGGCGCGTGTTCTGTTTCCACTGGTCCTTGTACCACTCAGCAGACTGTAGGCCATCAGTAGCCCACTCTGATTCTGCCAGTAACTGGCGGCCACGATAGTAAGCCGCTTCGGTTAGTGCATTCTGTAGTGCATTGCGCTTCAGTTTAATTTTCATAGTATGTGCTCCTGTAGTTGAGGGAGGCTTACGCCTCGCCCCCGATGATGAAATAGTCACGCTCAAGCATTGTTTGAAACGCTAGGTCGATGATTTGGCGTTGCTCTGAACGGCTCCATTTAGAATCCTGAAGCACCGCTCTCATTTGATCGACAAAATCCATACCGTCGATTCGGATTGTGGCGTCGCCTTCGGCGTTGCCTGTAAACTTCTCAAAGCCTCTTACGAATCCTTGTGCTGTCTGTTCAATCGTTTTCATGTTTAACTCCTTTGTGACTTTGTCACGTTTCGTTAGGCCCTTGTGTTTGGGCATGTGTCGATAATAAGGCCTGTATTCTGGATGTCAACTATTAAATGCAATTGTGTCGCTCAAGTGTCGCTCAAGTGTCGCTCAAGTGTCGCTCAAGTGTCGCTATAGGGTCCAACACAAGCACCCACACTTGCTTGCTACAGACCCCATAAGTTATCCACAATCCCCCAAAGTCAACACCCATGCGGAAATTAGACACCCTTGTGGGGCCCCTGTGGGTAACTCTGTGGATAACTCTCGGTCCACCTGTGTGTAACCTGTGGATAACTTAAGCATCCTGTGGATTGCCTGTGGATAACTCGATCACCCTGTGGGTAAACCTGTGGATAACCTGTGGGTAACTCGTGCACCCCCCGGGGGCCCCTAGCGGTTGCCGATAATAGTACTGGTGCCACTCAGGCATGCAAGAGAAAAAAATATGAAAAACAAGTGAAAAACTAAAGAAATGTTATAATGTAACATAAGTACACATAAGCATATAAGTATATCTTTATATTTATAAAAAAGTGATAAAAAGTACCACTTAGGGGGTTGACAAAAGGTTCAAGGGCGGGTACAATAGAAAAAGACAAGAAGAACTAAAGAAATATTACTTAAGGGTATTGACATTTAGTAATTTCTATGCTATAATATACATATCTTAAGTAATCATGAGTTGTTCGTTAAGTGGTTGTCATTATGATAACAACTAAAAGAAAAAACTCATAACAGCTTAAGTGTCACTTAAGTACCAAGATGTCGTCATAAAGATGACAACGAAAGGATAATACTTTGGCATACAAACCTAAAGACACTTTGTCTGAGTCTGGTAAAAAGATTGGTCGTCCAAGAAAACAAGACGTCGCCACTAAAGCCAAACCCGGCAAGGTTGGTCGCCCCAAAGGCGACGCCGCTATCATCAACGAATATAAAGCTAGGATGTTGGCTTCACCTAAGTCACGCAAGGTCCTTGACAGTATCCTTGATGCGGCACTTAATGATGACCATAAGAACCAAGCGGCGGCTTGGAAGTTACTTATGGACAGAATGTTACCAGTCTCTTACTTTGAGAAAGAAAAGGAAGGGGGTGGTCGCCCTTCAGTGAATATTACCATTACTGGCATCGGAGGAGAGACTTCCATTGTCGGTGATCAAGATGATGCAGATATAATTGACATTGCTGAAGGCGATGGTTACGGGGAGATTGTCGATGAATAACGAGTTAATGGATATTGTCAGAGAAGACCTAATCCGCCACGAAGGGTATATCGGTGAGATTTATCTCGACAGTGAAAACCTCCCTACGTTTGGTATCGGTCACCTCGTTACTGAAGACGATATGGAGCATACTTGGCCTGTCGGCACCCCAGTCACCGATGAGCGTATTCTGGATGTCTTTAAAGAAGACTGTGAAGATGCCTATGTTGATGCGTGCTCAATCTTCTTAAACTTTGAGAGCCTTCCGCTAGACGTACAGCGTGTCTGTGTCAACATGGCTTTTAACTTAGGACGTAATCGCCTTAGCAAGTTCAAGAATATGATCCGTTACGTCAACGAAGGTAACTACGTTATGGCGGCTAACGAGATGATTGACAGTAAGTGGTATCGTCAAGTTAAGACCCGTGGTGTTGAACTTGTCAACATCATGAAGGAAGCTAAAGAGGCTTGAGCGACCTTAAGGTAGAACTACTGCCTTGGCAACAAGAGGTGTACAATGCACCTGAGCGTTTCAAGGTAGTAGCGGCAGGACGTCGATGTGGTAAGTCTAGGCTTGCCGCATGGATGTTAATCCTGAATGCCTTAGAGGCTTCTAAAGGACATGTGTTCTATGTAGCCCCTACTCAAGGACAGGCTCGGGACATTATGTGGGGTGTCTTGCTTGATTTAGCACACCCAATCATTACTGGCTCTCACGTCAACAACATGCAAATCAAGCTCGTCAACGGAGCAACGATTAGCTTAAAGGGCGCTGACCGACCAGACACAATGCGTGGTGTCTCCCTTAAGTTCCTCGTAATGGACGAGTATGCGGATATGAAGCCCTCTGTATGGGAGGAGGTCTTAAGGCCTGCCCTTGCTGACCAGAAGGGATCTGCCATCTTCATCGGGACACCTAAAGGACGTAATCACTTCTATGAGCTTTATAAGTACGCTGAGCTCGAAAATGATCCGACTTATCGAGGTTGGCACTTTACGTCTTATGACAATCCACTTCTCGATCCTGAGGAGATCGACATTGCTAAGAAGAGTATGTCCTCTTATGCATTCCGTCAAGAGTTCATGGCGTCGTTTGAGGCACTCGGTAGCGAGATCTTTAAAGAAGAGTGGATTAAGTTTGGTGATGAGCCTGAAGAAGGTGATTACTACATTGCAGTCGACCTTGCAGGCTTCGCAGACGTTGCTAAAGCGTCTAATGCAAAGAGCAAAAGATTAGATACCACGGCTATTTCTGTCGTTAAAGCCAACACCGAAGGTTGGTTCGTACAAGACATTATCTATGGCCGGTGGGATATTAAGAAAACAGCAAAGAAAATCTTTGATGCGGTTGCTAAGTACAAGCCAGTGTCTGTCGGTATTGAGAAAGGTGCGCTTAAGAACGCTGTCTTACCGTACCTAACAGACATGATGAAGGCTAATCAACGCTATTTTCGTGTTGAAGAGCTCACACACGGCAACCAGAAGAAGATTGACAGGATTGTATGGGCGTTACAGGGCCGATTTGAGAACGGTCAGGTGACGCTGAATGAAGGAGATTGGAATACTGAGTTTTGTGATCAGTTATTTCAGTTCCCAAACCCGCTAGTGCATGATGACTTGATTGACTCACTGGCATACATCGACCAACTCGCTAAAGTTAGCTACTATGTTGACTTTGAAGAGGACGAGTACGAAGTCTTAGACGTTATTACAGGATACTAACATGCTTGAAGACAATGATTTCTACCTAAACGAGACTTCTCTTGAAGGTTGGGTAATGGATAAGGTGAACTCGTGGAGAGATCACTACGAAGCCAACTACAAAGAGCAGTTTGACGAGTATTATCGTCTTTGGCGTGGTCAATGGGCCTCTGAAGACTCTATGCGGGCCTCAGAACGCTCTCGTATCATCTCCCCTGCCCTTCAGCAGGCTGTAGAATCTGCCGTAGCAGAGGTAGAAGAGGCTACTTTCGGAAGAGGGAAGTGGTTCGACATTAAAGACGACATGATGGATCAGCAGAGTGCTGACGTTATGCACCTTCGTGAGCACATGTACGAAGATTTTGATTTTACCAAGGCCCGTAAGTCGGTTGCAGAGTGTATCCTGAACTCAGCAATCTTCGGAACAGGTATTGGTGAGATTGTGCTTGACGAAGTAAAAGATATTCGTCCTGCAACACAACCTATTATGGACGGAGCGGCCTTAGCTGTCGGTGTGACTGAGTCTAGCCGTACTGTTGTTAAACTACGTCCAGTCATGCCACAGAACTTCTTGATTGATCCTGTCGCAACAGCAATTGACGAAGCCCTAGGTGTTGCTATTGATGAGTTTGTGCCACTGCACCAAGTAGAGCAACTACAAGAGTCAGGTGTCTATCGTGATGAGGCTATCGTTACTGATGTGCCTGATAACGACCTTGAGCCTGATCAGAACCTCACAACATATGACGACAACAAAGTACGCTTAACAAAGTACTACGGTCTTGTTCCTCGTTGGTTGTTTGACGACGCAACAACATCAGAAGATGAAGAACTCGTCATCCTTGAGGAAAGTAAAGAAGACTCTAAGTACATTGAGGCTATTGTTGTGATTGCCAATGGCGGTACGCTTCTGAAGGTTGAACAGAACCCCTACATGATGCAAGATCGTCCTGTTGTTGGTTTTGCTTGGGATACAGTTCCGAACCGCTTCTGGGGACGTGGTATCTGCGAGAAGGGCTACAACTCACAGAAAGCCCTTGACACAGAACTTCGTGCCCGTATTGACGCATTGGCACTGACAGTACACCCTATGCTTGCTGTGGACGCCTCTAGGCTCCCTCGTGGTACTAAGATGGAAGTCCGCCCGGGCAAGACCATCTTGACCAACGGTAACCCCGCTGAGATCCTACAGCCATTCCGCTTTGGTAACCTTGATCCGAATACGTTTAACCAAGCGGCATCACTACAGCAGATGGTTCAGATGGCTACTGGTGCAATTGATGCGGCAGGTATCCCGGGATCAATCAACGGTGACGCTACAGCGGCAGGCATTAGTATGTCGTTGGGTGCAATTATCAAGCGCCATAAGCGTACGTTAATTAACTTCCAAGAATCATTCTTACTGCCGTTTGTTCGTAAGGCGGCATATCGTTACATGCAGTTTGACCCAGAGCGTTACCCTGCAAAAGACTTTAAGTTCTGTGCTTCTAGCTCATTAGGCATCATTGCCCGTGAATACGAAGTAACACAGCTTGTGCAGTTACTACAGACAATGTCACCAGATTCACCACTGTATCCTGCTCTGATTGAATCTATCGTAGACAACATGAACTTGTCTAATCGTGAAGAACTCATTGCTACTCTTCGTCAGGCCGCACAGCCTAACCCAGAACAGCAGAAGTTGGCAATGCAGACACAACAGCTACAGATGGCTCTTACGCAGTCTCAGGCAGATGCTTTCGCCGCTCAGGCAGAAGACTACCGTGCCCGTGCAAGTCGTAACATGGCTGAGGCTCAGATTGCGGCCTTTGAAGCTGAAACAGATCGTCTGGACACTCTCCTTAAGGGTGATCCGGACAACGCAGAGTTCCAACGTCGCGTTAAGACTGCGGAGCTCGTATTGAAAGAACGTGAGCTAATGTCCAAGGAGACACCTCGTGATAACGAAACCAGAACTACAAGCAGTCCTCGATCAGATCAACCACAAGTTCAACGAGCTCTTCAAGCGGTTGGAGGCACTGGAGTCCCAGAGCAACAAGCCTAGGGCTACCACAGTTAAAACAAAAAGTCAACAAACTACTTGACAATTTGTATAACTTGTGATATAATAGTTAATATATAGTACGGAGAAACCAATTGGATAATTCTACCGTCGAAAGACAATACGAAGATTACTTTGATATGTTTAGCCGTGAAGGGTGGAAACTCTTCATGAGCGACATTAAAGAAATTATTTCAGGAGTTGATTCTCTTGACTACGTTAAAGACTATGATGATTTTCTTTATCGTAAAGGTCAATTAGCAATCCTCCGTAGAATTGAAGGTTTCGAGAATGGTATCGAAGCCGCATATCGAGAGTTCAAAGATGCTGAAGAGATTTGACTTTCGTTGTGACAACAACCACATCACTGAGCTCTGGGTGGACGCTGATCAACAGCCAACCTGTCCAGAGTGTGATTCACCGATGACTAAACTGTTATCGGCACCGACTGTATCTCTTGATCCAATTAGCGGTTCATTTCCCGGGGCAACTATGAAATGGGCTAAGGATCGTGCAAAGAAGGTACAGAAAGAGCGTAAGGCAAACTCATAGCAGACCTTACACAAGGCTTACTTCCACAATGCGATTATGCACGGAGTTTTAATGGCTACTTTTATTGACAAGCGTGAAGACGAAGAACAAAACGAAGAAGAAGAGTTCACATCCTTAGACCCTGATGTTGAAGATGTAGACCCACAAGACGTAATTGAGGAACCTGAAGAGGCAACCCCTCAAGAGCAAACAGAAAGCTCACTACCTGATAAGTATGCAGGTAAATCTCCTGAAGAGATTGCCAAGATGCATATGGAAGCTGAGAAGCTACTTGGTAGACAGTCTTCTGAAGTGGGCGAACTGAGACGAATTGTTGATGACTTTGTCAAAGCACAACTTGACACAAAGACTGCCCCTCAGTACGAAGAAGAAGAAGAGATTGATTGGTACTCTGATCCTGAAAAGGCTATGCAGAACGCCATCGAGAAGCATCCTAAGATCAAGGAGGCTGAGCAACTGAGTGTTGCAATGCGTCAACAGACAGCATTATCACAGTTGCACGAGAAGCATCCAGACTTCCAACAGATCTTGCAAGACAAGGCTTTTGGAGAATGGGTTTCTAAATCCAAGATCAGACTACAGCTATTCAAACAGGCTGACGCTCAATACGATGCTGAAGCGGCTGATGAACTTCTCTCCACATGGAAAGAACGTAAGCAGTTCACTTCACAGGCAGTAGCGAACGAACAGGCTGAGCGAAAGCGTCAAGTCAAGAGTGCATCTACAGGCAATGCTAGTGGTTCCGGTGAAGCGCCAAGCAAGAAAATCTATCGTCGTGCTGATTTAATCAAACTTATGCAAACTGACCCTGATCGCTACATGAGCATGGCGGATGAAATCCAAACAGCTTATGCAGAGAAACGGGTACGATAATCCCATTCTGTAAGGAGCTTTAAAATGGCACTCGGATCAAACCATGTGACCAACACTACAGCGGCTACTTTTATCCCTGAGTTGTGGTCTGACGAAATCGTTGCGGCGTACAAGAAGAATCTTGTTGTTGCTAACCTCGTAAACAAAATGCCTATGACAGGCAAGAAGGGTGATACTCTTCACATTCCTAAGCCTTCTCGTGGAACTGCTTCTGCGAAAGCGGCTGAAACTCAAGTTACACTGCAGGCTTCAACTGAGTCTGAAGTAACTGTTACTATCGACAAGCACTACGAGTACTCACGCTTGATCGAAGACATCACTGAAGCGCAAGCATTAGCTTCACTTCGTCGTTTCTACACAGACGACGCAGGTTACGCTCTTGCTAAGCAGGTCGATGACGACTTGTTCGCACTTGGTAAGTCACTGGGTAACGGTACTGGTTCATCTTGGGTACACAACAATGCGTTCCAGATCAACACTTCTACTGGTGTGATCGAAGCGTATGACGCAGACGGTACTCTTGATGTTGGTGCTTTCACTGATGCGGCTTTCCGTGGCCTCGTACAGCAGTTGGACGATGCGGACGTTCCTATGGACAACCGTGCATTGATCGTTCCTCCTTCTGCTCGTAACACTATCATGGGTATCGACCGCTACATGTCTTCTGACTTCGTAAATGGTCGTGGTGTTAACAACGGTCAAATCGGCCAGTTGTACGGCATCGACGTGTACGTTACTTCTAACTGCCCAACACTTGAAACAGGTGTCAAGGGTGGTATCCTGATCCACAAGGACGCTATGGTTCTTGCTGAGCAGGTTGGTGTACGTTCACAAACTCAGTACAAGCAAGAATATCTTGCTACTCTGTTCACTTCTGACACTCTCTACGGTGTTGAAGTAATTCGTCCAGAATCAGGTGTAGTGGTAGCACTGCCTGCATAAGGACGCCTAGGGAGCCCTTCGGGGCTCTCTTCCCTATTCTATAACTGGAGAGATCAATGGCAATCTATCGTGGCCCCGGTGGTGCAGGTGATGCGAACTCTGATATCACAATTAACCTCATTACCGAACTCACTCAAGAAGCTGAAGGCTATAAAGACGCCGCCGCCTCTTCAGCTACTTCCGCCGCTACCTCAGCTACAGCCGCCGCAGGCTCCGAATCACTCGTAGAGTCTTACAAGAACGCCGCTCAGACTGCTCAGACTGCCGCAGAAACGGCTCAAGCAGGTGCAGAGACAGCAGAGACAAATGCAGGCACTTCAGCAACGTCAGCGGCTTCTAGCGCAACCTCAGCATCAACATCAGCAACATCGGCAAGCACTAGCGCAACATCAGCGGCTACATCAGCAACTAATGCGGCTACATCGGCAACCAATGCCGCTACATCAGAGACCAATGCAGGCAACTCAGCAACCTCTGCAAGTACTTCAGCCTCTGCGGCATCGACATCAGCCTCAGCGGCTTCTGCATCAGCAAGTGCCGCCGCATCATCTGAATCAAACGCATCAGCATCGGCTACAGCGGCGGCTTCATCAGCCACTACAGCGGCTACGTCAGCAACCAATGCGGCTAACAGTGCTTCAGCGGCCTCTACATCGGCTACAAACGCAGAAGCGGCTTATGACAGCTTTGACGACCGTTACTTAGGTGCTAAGTCATCTGCACCTACACTAGACAACGACGGTGATGCACTTATTACTGGTGCTCTGTACTTCAACAGTACCTCTAACAACATGTTTGTCTGGACAGGCTCTGCATGGCAGGATGTTGACCCAAGTGTTAACGCTGTACAGAAAACATCGGACACTGGTTCTGCAATCATTCCTACAGGTACATCAGCAGAACAGGACGTTAGTCCATCAGCAGGTTACCTACGATTCAATACAACCGACAACAGCTTTGAAGGCTATGACGGTTCTGCGTGGGGTGCTATCGGTGGTGGCGGTGGTGCGACAGGCGGTAACACTGACCAGATCTTCTGGGAAAACGACCAGACTGTTACTACAAGCTATACAATTACAGCAAGCAAGAACGCTATGACGGCAGGCCCGGTTGATATCGCTTCTGGCGTTACGGTTACAATCCCAACTGGCTCAAGGTGGTTAGTCCTATGACAGTTACAATTAACGGAAATACAGGCATTGTGGCTCCTGAAAACAAAATGGAACTTGGATACTTCTCCAATGACGATAGCGTTGACACAGCCATCACAATTCCTGTTGGTGATAATGCGGCCATTGTTGGCCCTGTGACGGTGAATGAGACCATCACAGTAAACGGCACAATGACGGTGATATAGATGGCTAGTGAACTTTATGTAGAAACCCTGAAGGGTCTAACAAGTGGCGCAAATGCCAACAAGGTGATTATACCGTCTGGGCAGACCTTGGATGCGAGTGCGGGTTCAGTGGTATTACCTGCGGGTGCAGGCGGTAAGGTTTTAAATGTATACCAAGACACATCAGAGTCTACAAAGAATACATCAAGTACTTCCTTTGTCGCACACGGTTTATCTGTAACGCTTACCCCTGTTTCAGCTAGTAGTAAGTTTGTTATGTTTTTAAACACTACTGGAGATATGGGGTCAGCCCAAGGTGTTTTAATTACGTTTTACAGAGACTCTACAAATTTAGGTCATGTGAATAACGGTTTTGGTGGGATGGAAGCACCTTATCGTGGACAAACGGGGATGCAATATATGGACTCCCCAAACACAACTAACCAGATAACTTATGCTGTTTACTATCGATCAAGGAATGGAGGAACTGTTGAGTTACCTCCTTGGCAGATGGTAGAGACATTTATTGTAATGGAGATCGCAGGATGAGCAAAATCTATGTAGATGAAATTGCCGGTATTGCCTCTGCGGACACTGTTGCGATTCCGGGTCATGTGATTCAGGTTGTTCAAGTTGATACCACAACGCAGGTTACTACTACATCAAGCACATTTGTAACTACTGGGCATAGCCTTACCATTACTCCTTCCTCAACTAATTCTAAAATTTATATCGTAGGAGCAGGGCCGGTTTATAACGGTAGTAGTGGAGCCGGAGGCCAAACAACAATTTATAGGGGAAGCACTAATATAAATGCCGCTACTCATGGTATGGGTTATCTATATACAGCAGGAGGCGATGAAGGTTGTTCTGCAATAGCTTGCAAACTTGACTCTCCAAACACAACTAGCGCAGTAACTTACACTATGTATTTTAGACAGGTTGGTGGAGGAACGTTTTACTATTCTGTAAATGCGGGCATGAGTACGTTAACAGCAATGGAGATCGCAGGATAATGGCTAGTATAATCAAAGTAGACACCATTCAAACTGCCGCAGGCGGTACTCCAACAGCGGCTGACTTGGGGTTGAATACCACAGGGTCTGTGTTGCAGGTTGTTCACTCACAACTTAAAACAACTGTTAGCAGTACAGCAAACTTAGAGGCAGGTTTAGGAAATTGGACTGATACAGGATTGTCGGTGACGATTACTCCAAGTAGTGCTTCTAGTAGTGTACATATTTCTGGGCATATCAATGTAGCTAGTAGTCTCGATCATGAACGTATTTCTCTACGCTTAGTTGATGGTAATGGTAATGAAGTTTTAGTAGGTACAGCTAGTGGCAATCGTCCTGCCGTTATATCTAATGCAAACTGCCCAAATGTTAATGCAATGCTAGGACAGCCGTTTGAGTGTGTTCATAGCCCTAATACAACTAACGCTATTACTTATAAAATACAAGCCGCCGCAAACGGAGGCGCACCTATTACTTGGTACATAAATAGAACACGGTCAGATGCTGACGGGGTTTATTATCCTAGAGGTGTATCAACAATTACAGCAATGGAAATCGCAGGCTAAAGGAGAAACACACATGGCAAGCGTATCACAGGCTCTCTCAGAGCTTAACATCACAGAATGGGTTCTCCGTGGAGAGCCTACAACAGAAGCAGAGTTCAACCAGATGTTCCGCAAGGTCACTGGAGCAGACGATAATGGCAGTGCTATTGAGTCAGCGAACACAGCAGACTGGGGCGTAACGTGGTCACAGGTCTCTGCAAAGCAGACGGAACTCACAGCGGCAGAGCCTATGAAGGCATTGCGTGAAGAGCGTAACCGCCGTATTGCTGAGACAGACTGGTGGGCATCATCAGACCTCACAATGACTGCTGAACAGACTGCATATCGTCAAGCACTGCGTGACATTACTGAGTCAGCGACATCACTCGACGATGTTACTTGGCCTACAAAGCCTTAATAGGAGAAAGCCGTGTCGAACATAGCTATTAAAGGTGCTACCACAGGCACTGGCACTTTTACTATTGAGTCTCCTGCGACTAACACAG